AGGCTAGTCATCTGGGCTGCGGTAAGAACCTGACCAGTGGTGAAGGTTTGTTTTGCCATTTTGCTCCTTAGTTAATAACTTAGAATACCAGAACCCAGGCGACCTTGAGAGGTTGTACTATCAAGGATAAATGCCTGAATCAGAGGTTCTGAAGTTAGCAGTTTTGTAGTAAACATTGTTTGAGTTATATCGTGTTGGACACCTTGCACAAATAGTTCTTTGGTAATTGTAGAGCCGCCTGGAACTGTTTTAGTTACATTTACCAAATCAAATATTTCAAGGTTTAATCCAGCCACAATCTTAGTAGGGGCTGAGGAATCCAAAAGGTTTAGGGTCATCGAATCTATACGATCAGTTGTATCTTTTCGGGCTACTAGCAGGGTTTGAGCCTGATCTAAAGCCTCAGCATCGGTTTGAACTAGGATTCCATCACGCTTGCCAGAGTGTAAAAAGTAGGTATCAATTGAATCTTGATCAAAAACATTTTGCGGAACAACTGAATTTAAGCGAGTAACTGTTACATCATTTACTAGCAGGGTATCATCATTGGCAAACTCAATTTGTTGGTAAGTAATACCTGTTCCATCATCGGCAAATACTGTTGGAGTTTCATCCGCCTTTTGGCTAATTGTATCCCTAGATAAAAAGGTTGCGTTGCCCTCGGCATCAAGAAAAAAACCGCCGAATTCTGAGGATTCAACGAGTTGAATCGCACTAAGCAAATCTCTATCAGATGTACCAGGATCAGCCTGGAGTGTACTATTTCCAGAATTTATATCACGCTGAGATGTTGGAAAATTTACAACATCAAGTAATGTGTTAATTCTGTCGCCAGATAATTGAGGCGAGCCAGCGCCAGCAACAGTACTAATTCCAATTCCATTTAATAATCTAAATCCATCTACGCATTGAAGGGTTATTTTTGAAGTATCCTCAACGCCTAGCCCATAGGTACTGTTGTAAGTTGTAATGTAGCCAGAGTAAAGATAATAACGCTGAGTTCCGCCGCCGTCATCATAATCTGCATAAATACGAATCTTGCGCAATGGCAATAATTTTCCATAATAAGGAGAGGATATGTTAGCGGGTGAAAAGTCGCCATTGTCATCGGCCAAAACTACTACCGCAGTACCAGCCTCGAATTTATTAAGAATACGATTTCTGCCCCTACGAATGCTAACTTGAATTGCAATATTTGAAACATCTACAACATCGCCAGGGGCATCTGCCAAGATACCAGTGCCAAGAGGTGTAGTTGGATCATCGAGCAGAAGGGGGTTTCCGAAGGCAGGCCCATTCGCAAAGTCAATGGAAACGCCAAGAACTGGAGTACCTGGCATTACAAATCCAAAACTCTAGCGTTAATTGATCTGCCTGAAGTTTGGCCAGCCAAAATACCATTTCTAACTGTTTCAGTTAAATCATTTGATGAAGTAACGCTGCCATTAACAGTAATGTTTACAGTTGTACCCATTTGCCCGAATCGGCTTAATGGAATTACTGCCTCTGCCCCAGCCTCACCAATTAAAGCATTAGTTGGCCTAGTTACTATTCCGCCTGATGCCATTTTTAAAGCACCAGTTAGCGGATCAATGTTTGGATTGGCGGCAAAATAAGCATCGGCTTGGGCTTGAAGTCTAGCAGAGGATGCTGCAAGTCCAGCCGCAGGCCCTGCTTGAATTCCAGCAGCAATATTTTTTGCAGTTAAATCTTTAAATATTGCATCATATTTATTTACTGGTGGCTGAGTTGGAGGTGTAAATTGAGGCGCTACAAAAACGCCCTTACCTACTGCTTCAAGGTATTTATTTAAATCACCTAAAGCAATTTTCCAACCATCGGCTGCTGCTAATCCTGCTGCATCCCAGCCTGAACCAAGATTTACATTACCAGTTACTTTGGCTAGATATTTTGCAACCTCATAATTAGTGATGCCCCATTTTTGAGCCAATAAATTAACTTCAGAATCTGAAATCTTATTATCAGCAATAACCATTAAAATATCAGCATAACGCTGGGTTGCAATATTCATACGATTAGTTGCTTCATAGTTGGCAAGCAGTTGATCATACATGGCTTTTTGCGCAAGATTTTGTTCTTTAAGAAGGTTTAATCTAACTGCCTCAAGTTGAATTGGGTTAGTTTCAGATGTAGGCACTACACCCATTGCTTTTAATTTATTTAAGGCTTGTTGGCTAGCAAGTTGCTTCTGTTGTTCAGCAGTTAGTTTTGTGGTGTTGCCCAATACTTTGCCAGTAGAAACTACTACATTGCGATTGGCGGCGGCAATGTCAGAAATTGTTTCTTTTGTTTTATCAAGAACTTTATTATTTTTAGTTAATTGCTTATAGGCAACTAAAGAAGCAGTTGTAAACACTGCTAATGCTGCTGCTGCGGCTATCGCTGAGGCTCCGCCTGTTGCAAAAGCGGTAGCGGTACCTGCTGCGGTTGCTGCTGCTGCCTGCCTGCCAAATGCTGCGGTTAGAATATTAATGGCGCCACTTAGGGCAATAACGCCAGCATAAACTTTTGCTGCCGCAAATGTGCTAACTAACGCTGCACCTAAAACTTGAATAGTTGTTAGGTTACGCTGGATGAAATCAAATAAATCAAAAACTTGAATTATTAATGCAGGAAGTTTAGTTAGGATTGTATCTAAACTTGCTGCTAATTTATCTTTGTTAGCATTAATCCATGCCTCTAATTGAGGCAAAACTTTAGTAGTAATTACATCAGCAAATTTTTCAATAACAGGCAAAAGGGCATAACCAAGAGTTTCAAGGATTTCGCCATAGGCAATATTTAAACCTTTTAATCTATACTCTAAAGTTGCAGCGCGTTTTGAAGCGGCTCCTGCTGTTTGCTTATTTACTTCCTCTAATGCTTTTCCATAGTTTTTAGATTTAATTGTTGCATTACTTAAACCTGGAACTAAAGTTTTAAGCGCTCTAAATTGTCCTGCACTTGCTTTTATTATGGCGCCAACGCTAGTTGCCAAATCAGCACCTGATGCAGCACTAACATTAAGTGCAGTTCCAAGTAATTCCTGACCGCCTGCAATTGAACCTGTCGCTGCGGTTAGGCGGGCTAACGCGGGCCTTAACTCATCATCGGTAACAGAAACTTCTTTTTGTAGCGCAGTTACAAATTCCTCGCTACTGGCAATAGCAGCATCGGTAGCGCCAACTGTATTGCGCAAAGAGTTGGCAAGTAATACCTGGCTCTTTTGATCATCCATAGCAGCACGAACTGCATCAGTTCCTACTTTAACAGTGAACGCGCCGACGGCAGCGCCTGCTGCGGCGAATGCTAACGCTGATCTTTTAGCAAATTTATCAAAATCTTTGCCAAGTTTGGCTATATCTTTTTGAGCAGCCTTTGAACCTTTAGCAGAATATTGAGTAATAATCCGTGCAATTACTGCGCCAACGGCCATCTCAACTCCTACCATTCAAATTAGTTTGTAATGTTTTTTTAGCATCCTCTAGGGCTGCTGCAACTCGCCTTTGGATTTCATCTTTATCTTTATCAACAACTGCCCAAATAAGGCGAGAGGCTTTGCCGAATGAATTGCTTAAATATCTAATGAATTGATTTCTTGATGCGTTGCCAGTTCTACCTGCAACTTCAAATATTGCGCCCGCCGCGCTCTTATTAATTAACGCGCCAGCGCTAGTAGTGTAATCACCGCGAACTTTACCTTGCGCTCTGCTTTTGACAATGCCTGCCTGAATTGTGGAAACATCCCAGGCTGGCCAGCCCGCGCCGCCGCGAGTTCTTGGCCTAGCGGCTGAAGTTTTACGCCAGCCGCGCATCGGAGTTCCATAAACAGGATTAGTAAATTGAACAACTAAATTATCTGCTGATCGCTCAGCGCTATTTAATTGATCGTTAATTACTTTGTTAAATTTTCTGGCTGCTGCCTTATCAAATTGTTTTAACGCATCCATAGTTTCTTTAATGCCTGTTAAAACGATAACCTCATCAGCCATATTTATTTGCCTTTGCTCTTTCCTTTAGATAGGCGAACATTGCTTCTAAGACACCATCAGGGGCATCTATCAAATCAATAGGAGAGATGCCCAACTCCACCGAGGCCGTTGCAATTGCAAAGGTTAGGCTATCTCGGTGGATTCTAAATTTGGGTCTGAAACCATTTCAACAGATTCCAGCGTATCTAAAAATTCTGGGCCAAAAGGTTTTACAACTCGGCCATTATCTTTTAAAGATTGCCAAGCGAGGTAGTAGATGTGTTCCATCTTTTGATCCTCTGAAAACAATTTTGCCAAACCCTTACCGAATTTTTGTTCAAAAGCAACGATGGTGCGAGGTCGCAACACATAAGTTGCATCTACACCATCGTTAGTTTTGATCTTTAGTGATAGTCCATCCATTTTATTTCCCCCTTAGTTGATTATGATGTTGCTTTTGTTATTGCACCTGACACTGGCCAGGTAACGCTTGCAGTGCTTAATTCTCCAACAGCACCTGATAATGGTTGCCATTCTGAAACTAAAGCATTGAATGAATATGATGGATTTGTTGCAGTTGTACTTCCTGCTACTGGTTTTACAACCATTGCAGCAGATGTTCCGATTGTTGGGTAAATTATAGATTCTAAAGCACCAGATGCAAAATCCTGGAAAAATTCTATTGTTACTTGATTATCGGCTAATCCTGCTACGCGGGTGCGAGCAGTGTTTCCAAATGAAGTTGTATCTACAACATCTAGTGATGTACTTAAAGTTACTGAACTTACATAACTTGAAATATCAGTGCTTGCGAAAGTAATTGAAGCGTTGGTTAATACGATTCTTGCCATTATGCGACCGCCTTAGTGATTGCTCCTGAAATTGGCCAAGTAACACTTGCAGTAGCCAATTCACCAACTGCGCCTGAAAGTGGTTGCCACTCTGAAACCAGGGCAGAGAATGTATAGGAAGGGTTTGTTGCGCCAACTGTTGTATCAACTGGTGTAACAACAACAGTAGTTGCAGTTCCTAACAGTGGATAAATTGTTTGTTCAACATTTGATGTTGCGAAATCTTGATGAAATTCAAGAGTTACAGAATTATCTTGCAAACCAGCAACGCGAGTTCTGGCTGCGGTTGATGAAAACCCTGTTGTTTCAACTACATCAGCACTAGTACTTAGGGTAACGCTTGCAATATGATCTGATAAATTTACTGAATTTATCGTAACCTTTGCATTGGTTAAAACGATTCTTGCCATTATTTGTCGGCTCCTTCTTGGATTGCTGGTTTGGTTGTTCCCCCAGTTGCCTTAATGTGATTGCCAGCAATCAATGCTTCGATGTTGGCTCCTGCATTAAGCAATTCTTTTTCGGTGATTGATTCACCTTTCTTTTTATTACAAACCTCTACTTCTGAGGTAATTACATAAGACATTTTTTCTCCTTAACCCCAAAGTGTGAGGCGGTATCTATAAGATAGGAATAAACTGCCAGCAGAATCATAAGTGCCACCTTCAGCGCTAATAACTCTAAGTGTGTTTACTGCACCACCTAAAGTTCTATCGCCTTCAATAGCAGCCTTAATTGAGCCAGCCCCTGATCCTGCTAGAAAAGCATCTAACTTATCTTGGGCAACTCTTTCTGATAGGCGTTGAACAATCACCAAGACATCACAATTGGCTTGGTCTAAACCTCGCGCATTGTTTATATCGAAGGTGAAATCTAATTGGCCAACAATCGCTGCTGGTGGGCTAACAGTATCTGGAATTAAATCATAAACTCTAAGCCCAGTAATTGTTTGAAGGCGAGTTTTTAAACCATCTCTAACATTACTTGGGATCACTTAGCCAAGCCGCCGTTCTTGCGGAATGGGCGAAGTAGAACTTCAACATCAGCATCCAGGCGAGAATATAATCTAACAGTTCCCATTTCAGGGCTACCAGCAATTCCAAATGGTGATTGCCTGCGACCAAATAAGCGTGATGATTGAATCAGAGTAGCCATATTTACTTCAGGTGGTACTGCTGAGAATCCCCAAACACCTTTAATTCTAAGTGATTGAGGTAATTGATAAGGAAAAATATAACTGCCAATTGCTAAAACTCTATTGTAAGGCCAAGATTTAATTGGGTTATTTATTGGCTCAACCATATAATCGCTAGTTGCCCAAACAGTTCCATAGGTAAAATCAAAATTATCATCAGTAGCAATTTCACTAACTGTTATTATATCATCTATGTTTACTGTATATGGATCAAGTGGAGTGTAATAGCGAGTTACTGTTGATTGAGTAGTGCCATTAACATAAAAGAAACGCTCAGTATAATCATCAATCATCCTACTAGCAGAAGTAATAGCAGCCTCTAAAGCAGTATCATCTACTGAATCAGTGATATTTAATGAGGCTTTTAATTCAGCCAATGTGCAGTAGCCGTTAGTTATTGCCACGCTTTATCCTTCTTTCCGCTTTAGGTAAAATCGCTCTTTCAAGTTGCGGCTGGGCAGTAGCCGTTTCTTTAGGTTTAATTCTTTTATTAAAAATCTTTTTTAATTTTTCCATAATTTATGGTGCCTATCATCTAGCCAGTATGATTTTTGATGAGGCAAAATTGCCCCTGTATGCACATATATTGGAAATCCAAGGGAACGAATGCGACGGCTGAAAAGTAAATCCTCGCCTATCCATTCGCCATTTACTGGGCCATCCCAAAACCAACACCAATTTTTACCCATACTAGGATCGGCTGTTTCACGCATCTTTTCAAGAACGCTGCGGTGAATTAAAAGGCAACCTGTACCTGCGGCATCTATTTCAAAAACTTTGTTCTCATCATATTTATAGAGAGGTAAGAATCCCTCTGGTGCATCTTGGAATATTGCTGGAACTGGTTTTGGATATTCACTCTTGCCATCATTAAAAGCAGCAAATACCAATCCTGCTACAACTGGCCGTTCTAAATCGTGGGCTGTATCAATCAACTTATCAAAAGTTGCAACACCTAGTTGCTGATCGCTGTCCACCATCAAAAGCCAATCAGATTTTGTACTATCCAAAAATTGTTTAACTATTTGATTACGAATCTTAGAAAGTAATCCTGAACCTTTAACTCTTACAAATGGCCCTAATCTTGATGATCTTGATTGGGCTAATTGAATTAATGTGTAGGCAAACGATCCATTTACTTGGCCTGAATCGCAAGAACCTATTGTTACTTTATGTGCGCTTTTCATAGTTCCCCCAAACTATTTTAGGAGTTTAGGCGACTTAATCGGGGGAGGTTAAGCCGCCTAAACAGTTCTTAATTACCTTCTAATTTAGAAGGATGGTGCTGCTAAGCCAGTTCCGCTAATGATTGATGCGGCTAATGGATAGCGTTCTGCGGTGAAGGCTGCATAACCATAAACAACTGTTTTAACAGTTAGGTTACTTGCGCCTGTTGCCTCAAAACGAAGTGAGAATGGTGATCCTGGTTGCTCGAATAGGTGCATCTCGCGTGAATCAACCAAATAGATTTCATCTTGATCAGTGCTTAAAGTAGTTTGAACTGAAGCATCTGCAATAATTGGTAATCCAAGTAGTGAATAACCTGAGTTTCCATATTGTGCAGTGCCTGCTCCTGTTGCAACGGCGTTCATTGGGCCGTTTGCTGATGGAACTACTAATGGGCGATTTGAACTATCAACGCCTGCTAGCAAGAATGCTAGGCGGCGTGGGTGCATAATCCAATGTGTTGGAGTTGTAAATACATTGCTTTGAACTAATTGCAGTGCATTTGCCAACTTAGGATACAACAACGCAACAGTAGGAGTTGTTGCAGTAAATGTTACTGCGTTTCCACCTGAAGCGCGGATACCCTTGATAGTTCCGTTTGTTCCAGCACCATTGATAATCTGTGAGTTCAATGTTGTGTGCCATGAACGAATTAGATCGCCAACTACGAAGGCATCAATTCCTGTTCCACGCTCAATTGCTTGGCGTGATAGGTCTTGCTGGCCAGCGATAGTGCGAACATTTACAGTTAGCAAAGTATCATCAGCATCAGTTTCAGAAACATCAGTTGCCTGAGTTTGTTGAATTGCTGTTGATGTGCCAGTGGTCATGCGGCTAATGTTCAGAGTCATACCAGTTGGCCCAAGTGCAATTTTATTGGTTGCGAAGTCTGCTGTTGGGCGACCTGCGCGAGCCAATGGTGCGGCCAATTCAGTGAGATAGGCGGGAACCACTAAACCTTCAAAGTTTGCAGTTGTTCCATCGCGGCGTTCAACTTCTTCCTCGCGCATGTGGCGAGCAAGACGATCTGAAGCACTGAAATCTTGCTTGAATTGTGCATTAAAAGCATCTTTAATAAATGATGCTCCTGATTGAGCAGTATAGGTACGCTCCTCGCGGATTACCTTTGCGCCACCAGACTTTGGCATTGCTACATCTGCAACTGCTGCACGAACTTCTGCAACCTTTGCATCTGCATCTGCCTGGGTCTTTAGGTTTTCAATCTTTGAATCTAGTGAGCGTGATTCTGCAACTAGAGCATCTACCTTAGTTGTTTCATCAGCAGTTAGATCGGTGCGATTCTCTGCGGCTACTGCCTCAAGAACTGCATCCATCTCTGCCTTCACTGCATCACGGCGTTCAATTACTTTGTCTAAATAAGACATTAATTTAACTCCTTGGTTGGTTGAATTTTGAGGTGGTGGCGATACCTTGCGCGGCGCTAAAGGGTGCGCAGTTCGCTCCGACTTCATCTGCTGTACTTTTACAACAGAAATTTATTTTGTGGTATTTATTATTGCTTTGGCTAAGCGTAATGAAATCTTACGGCTTGCCTCATCTGATGGTTCTTTAAGAGGTGGGATGCTGCGAAGTTCACTTGATTTATGCCCAACCAAAGTTTCAGTTGCTACATAACCATCACGCAATTCTCTATAAACTCTAATTAGAATTGCTGGATCGCCTTCCTCGGCCTCAATACTAAAATCAGTATCAGGAATTCCAAGAACTCCTTGGCGCATTACATGTTCGATTCTGCCTCTTGCAGTTCCGCCACTTGAATCCCATTCAACAAAATCGCCAACTACATCTACGGCGCGGGAATCAGTTTCAACCTCATCCTCAATTTCATCATCAACCTCAGAGTTACCAACCATCATTTCAAGGGCTGATTTAACTTCCTCAATATAATCATAACCTTCAGAAATTTGTTGTAAGGCTGCTTTTAAAGCAACTAATGAATCACCAGTTACTTCACGGCCTTCTTTAATTGCAGATAAGGTTTCTTTTAATTGTTCTCTAGCCTCAACCTTTGTGGTTGGATAGGCTGGATAGGTAACAACTGATACATCGCCATCAGAGAGAGAAACCTCAGTTAGAACTCTGCGGGTACGATCCTCGCTCCACTTTTGGCGAATAACTCGGAATGCAAAACTCATTTGATCTACATCGCCACGCTCAACCAGTTTGTAAATATCGCGGCCTTCTGTTGTATCTGCTAACTCTGCATCTATTAATAATCCACGCTCATCCTCAGTTAATTTGAGTGTGCCATTTTTAGTTCTTGCTAAAGGCAATCCTTCGTGGTTAATAAGTAAGCGCACATCTGGAGTTTCGCTTAATGTTTTGCGAAATGCTCCTGGTGCAATTGATTCTTTAAATGGTAGCGGAACACTTGATTCATTAAAAACTGCTGCATAACCGCTAAGGCGCATTGTGCCATCCTCTGCTGATCTTGCTTGAACATCTTTAACTGTATAAGTGCGGCGTTCAATCTTTTTCATTTCTCTCCTTGAATCTGCTTCTGCATTCAGAGCATCAATTTTGCGTTGCGCCCAATTCTGCGCTCTATCTGAAAAATTGCTATCCCCACCCCAAAGAAGCCAGGCTACTAAGCCTGCTCCTGGATAACCTGGATCGGATGGATTACTGTTTGAAGGCGCTTTACCATCAACTTGATGGCGAGCAAACCAGGGAGCCATCTTTCTAACTTTTGGTTCTGTTATTTTTCCAGCAGCCATATCTCTTGCTGCTGCGATGGTGGCTGGCACTAAACCATCGCCCCCAAAACCTTCCTCATAATATTTCAAGCCACGCTTTGCGTTATCTTGAATAAATGAAGGAACACTTAAATCAACGGCGCGAGTATTTACTTCTCCGCCTGGCTCCATATCCTCAGCAATTGAAACTGCAACCATCTGATCTATCGCATCTTGCTTAGATGTGTGGCAACCAATGGTTGTATAAGAACCATCAGATTCCTCTTTTACAGTTGCCCAACCAGCGCAATCGCTTTGCTTATCAGATATTAAATATGGCATAAATTCCTAAACTAGAAGTAAAACTTCGGCATCATCATCAAGTATTGAAAAATCAATTCGAGATGTTGATTTGCTGGAGAGCGTGCCAAGTTTTGTTTTAGCAGTTGCGGTCTTTATTGAAACTGTTATTTTTACAGGCTCAATAATTTCAGGGAAATTTGGTTGAATGTAATTTGGCAAGCCAGCCTGACTTTGAATTACCTCACCACTTGATATAACTACACTGGCAGCAAGCCCACCTAAAGTGGCAGTTGCTGAAACTACATTTGTTATTTGCGCAGTGGCGCTGGCAGTGGATGAACCTAGATTTGCCGTTGCCGTTGCGAAGGTGATCGGCCCTAGAACATCAACATCTAACTCAGATGAATCTAAGACAAACTGAGCCATTTACTAACTCGCTAAAGTTAATGAAACTGTTAATGAACCACTTGGGATTGTAAAGGTATCTCCAGCAGTGTAGGCATTACCTGCAACAGTTCCTGAGAATAGAAAGTTGCCTGCGGTTAGATTATCCCAAACAGTAAAGAATGTGGCATCCTCAGAACCTGCAATATTACTCCAACTTATATCAGCATCAGAACTTAATCCGCCAGTAGCGGCAGCGCCAAAAGAAACTGATTTGCGAGTTGTTTCAGTAGCAGGGTTTGCAGTTCCTGCTGAACCTGGATCGCCAATATGTAGTTTTACATAAACATTGGCTGCTGAATAAGCAGTTGCATTTCCAACTGCATCAAGGAATTTGTTTGCTAAGTAATTGCTTAATCCAGTTGCCATTACTCATTCCCCTCTATAAACTCCTCGATAATCTCATCAATGCGACCTTCTTTATCTCGCTTAACTTTCTTGCGAACTCGCTTTTGTTCAATGTTATTTGTTACCTGAACATTAGGCGCTTCAACATTTACATTAGGAGCAGCAACATTTACCTCTGGTGATTCCATCATTACCATTGGCTCAACAGTTACATTAGGTGCAGCCACATTTACAGTTGGCTCTGGCACATTAACAATTGTTTGTTGATTATCGTTGCGCATTTGTCGGCTCTTAACCTCATAAACTGCGCTTGGATCGGCTGGATCAATTGATGCAACCTGTTGCAACTGGCTACTTGGAACTCCAGTGTGCTTCATCTTAGGTAAACCAATTGCTGCATTAACGGCTGCTGGATCAAAGCCAACCTGAATAAGTGCAGTAACAATTTCAGTTCTTAACTTTAAGCCAACATCTTTAGCATCTGCGGCATCAATATTTTGTAGAGGAACTCGGTATTGATCGCCAGCCTCACCTAATGGTGATAAATCCTCAGTTGAACGAACATCATTTAAACTCAAGAAACCTTCACGCAAACCTTTTGTGTAAGCATCGTAGCGTTCAATAGTTGTACCACGCAGAAGTGCATCAAGATTAAACTTAACAAATCCATCTTTTTCAGGGAGCAAAGATGATAGTGCTTGCTCAATTCTTTCTAGTAATGGGCGAAGTGAGTGTTGTACAAATGAAAGATTCTGCGCTTCAACGCTAGCAAAACTCATTGCACCTGCAACTGGATGGCCTAATAAACTGATCGGAACGCGGAACAGACGGGCGATTTCCTCAAGACCGAAGCGGCGTGTGTCTAGGAGTTGCGCGTCCTGGGCATTTAGTGAAAGTGGTTTGAATGCTGCGCCACCTGTTAGCACACCGATCTTGCCTGCACGATAAGGGCCTGAGTGAGTGATATTCCAATCGCGGCCAATGTTACTTGCTTGCTCCTCAGTTAATTCACCAGGTACTTCAATGATGCCGCCAGGATTTGCTGCATTTCCAAAATAAGAAGCGGCATAAGTATCAGCAGCCATAACAGCGCCAATAGTAATTCTTGCTGCCTCAACTGGGCCTAAGCCGTAGAAAGAACCAGGTAATTTAAATAATGGAATGTGTAGCAACTCATCTTTTGTAAGCCTCATTATTTTCTGGTTAAAATCTTGAGTATAAACTCCGCCTGCTGGATCGTACTCTTTAATGGTTACTTCATAATAAATGGGCTCATTTGGATTATCGCGCTTAATTCTTACTGATTCAGGATTGATGCAATAGAGTTCAACAACTTCACCCATATCATCACGCACTGTAAGAATGTAGGCATTGCCTCGCAAATTTAAAGATGCAAGAACTTGCTCTAAAAATTCCATTCTAGTTGATTCAGGATTTGGTGAGTTTACCCAAGCAGGAGTATCGCCATAAACTGCGGCATAAGAAATTCGCTGGCGGCCTCTGCGAACATAAGCACCCATTGGCAATGATGAAATTGTATCGCCGAGCAAACGAACGCAGGCATAAACTGTACTCATGCGGATTGCGGTTTCAGATGAAACTACAACTCCTGCTGGAGAACTGTAAGCAGGGCGGCCTGGAACTAGCGGCTCAACAAATTGATTTGTTGCTCGCTTCTCACTAGCACCGCGTAAGGCTCTTGATAAATTCATTAATTACCTTTTTCTGTAATCCATACTAAAAAACTTCCAAGCACAATTAGTGCAACTGGAACTGAAAGTATTGCTAAACCTGTTGTTACGCAGGCAACCCCAACTACTTCCACTAATAAAGTGGCATTTATTTTTTTCATTTACTCCCCCTTATTGTTAAATTCATTTGTCAAATCGTGGCGTGTCTTTTAAATTTTTGCAATTGTTGTGCGTAATAAATTTCAATTTCTAAATTCTAAAAAGTGCCAAAAGTATAATTGAGGTAGTGGTTAGGAAATACTTAATCACTAGGAAGGCAAAATGAAATGTCCAAAGTGCGGTAAAACAATGAACGAAGGCTATCGCATTACATTAGGTAAGAAAGGGCCAGCGCCAAAACATTGGTTCTGTTCTGATTGGAAAGGATGTAAATATGAAATGCCCTTTGTGCAAAAGTGATTTGGATTGGAGTATAACTAGAGGTGCAGTTTGCACTAATCCAAAATGTGATGATGAACTAGATTAAACCTGGATTGTAAAATATCTAGTTAGTGGCGCCTTGGGTTCAGGCGGTTGCGTGGCTCGATCATAACCAAAGATTGAGGCAACAGCAGCATCTACCTTGCGACGGCTTGAAGCCTTGGCGACCATTACTCCTCTTGAGGATTGTTTGGTAACGCAGTTTGAGATGTGGCGGGCCAAGCGTTCATCGCCATCGTGAGTAAATGATCCATTAACGACGGCCTCATAAAACTTTTGCGTTGCTGGCACCATTCGTTCCGCCGAGTTTGGATAACTAACAACTGGTAAGCCGTTCTCATCAAGCACCATGAAGGTTCGTTGCCATCTTGCGGGATCGAATACAACTTCTCTAACTTGGAATCTGGAATCTCGGTAAACATCAATTATTGTTTTTTCAACTTCAGCAACTGGAACAAACCAACCTTGCTCTGCATCGTGTGGCTTCTCCCAAATTCCAACAACTTTTAAATGTGGTTTTTCTCCACCTAAGAACCAGGCAACTAAAGCAGTTGAATCATTTGAGAACGCGCCGTCAAATGCTAGAACTACATCCTCGCCAGGAATATCCTCGCGCTCTAAATCTATTATTGCTTCCCAAGAACCAGTTGGTAACCAAGCAGTAGTTGTACTAACAAAACAATTTATTCGCTTTGTTCTAAATTCCGCTTCAGGAGTGCGTAGTACTGCCGATTCAAAATCCTCAAAATCAACAATATCGCTAATACCAGGATTAGCCTCTTGCCAAAGTTGCGGGTCACGATGATCCCCTTCAGGTTTAGTTGGTTCCCACCAAGCGAAAAAGAAACTGGGATCAACATTTTCACCCTTAGCAATTCTTTGCCCATATTGGTAAAGAGAATAACAAAGTGAATCTTGACCGCTAGTTGCAGTTTTAACGCCAGCAGTAGTTATGCCAAAGAGAAGTGAATCTTGTCTGGCGCCTCCTGCAAGGCTCATTACATCCCATAACTCTCGATTGGGCTGGGCATGAACCTCATCAAAGA